AGTTCGCCCAGGAAATCGGGCACTTTGGTTAAACGTTCATTACTCATCGGTTTACCCTCAGAAGGCGGCTGCCACCGCCGGTTAGTTTCTCCACACAACACAGAAGAGCATCTGCTGGTGGAACAGCCCGTGCGATTGGGTTATGAGCCGTCGCTACGGTGATGCTCTTGTGTGTTGCGTAAAAAATTGCGGCATCCTCACGGGTAGAGACAGATGCCGCCAAAGACAGCAATGCAGCTTTTACAGGTCTTAGGTTGTGGTGGCCGGTGCCGATCTCCGGCTTTCGGGCTGGTTGTGCCAGTATCCGCACGGATTAAAAGTCCGCTGCACATCGGCCTGTGCATTCACCACAACTGAAAGAGCGCTGCCAGTATCCGACTCGAACGGATCATTTGGCTGCCTAACCCCTCCCATCTAAGAAAGCTGTACGGAATCGCACCGTCACTTATGCCTTGCTCGTCAGCGCCCTTTCAGTTGTGTTGGTCTATTCACCCCTCCCGGTCCGGCAGCGCTACCTCGCCGGGAAGAATGAAAAGAGCAATTACGTTGCCAATCGGCTTGTTGGTCTGGGCTGTAGCGTCAGGTGCAGCAGCGCGGGGTTTGCTCACCGCCCCAGGTTCTCCCCGCTATTCTTTAGCGCGAAACCTGAGAGAAACGCCTTCAAGTCTTTCGGCTTTCGCCATGTTCGGTGCGAATCATCCCCATCTTCTTACGCCTGGGGCGGCTACTGCGTGGGCGTCCTGCCTGTTCGCTGTTGCTTTCAGGTACATTATGTACCGTTAGGGTACATTGTCAAGCACAAAAAAGCCCGCTTTCGCAGGCTCAAGATTAAAATTTAAATTTTGTTAAGGTACCTTCGAGGTTTTCCTGAAAAGATCACCGTACCGATTATGGAGCAACTGCCATCTATCTTAACGTAGGGCTCCGGCCAGCTTTGATTCAAGGCCTTCAGGTACTTACTGCCGCCATCCTCAATCAACCTCTTGAAGGTGGTCTCTCCTGAATCGTGCATTAACGCGATAACGTCATCGCCATGACATGCAGGAATTTCGGGATCTACAAAAATCATGTCGCCCGGACGGTACTCATCGATCATAGAGTCGCCAATCACGCGCAAGATATACGTCATGGGTCCGCACGGCACAGGGCACGGATAAGTTTCAACACTACTCAAGTCAACCTCGGCAAAGCCAGCTTCCGTCCATGCTCCTGCCTGCACCCAGGATATAACCGGAACCAATGTTATATTTCTATTAGTGTCTGATACGTCAGGACTTTTTGCAACATTAGTGGTTTGGTGTTCCTGATCCAACCAGCCTAACGGCAAATCAAAGCATTTTTCAATATGACGAGCCATTGCATCGCCAATATTTTTAGACGCGCCATCACCCATAAACCTGCTGGTTTGGGTAGGTTCTCTGTCGATCATGGTGGCGAAGTAAGTGTTTCCGCCGACACCGTCACGCAGCTTTCTGGCGTTTAACCGCCTAATTTCCTGAATCGTTTTCATCCCAGAATTAAACATTGTGTACCTTAAAGGTACAAGTACCTTGTAGGTTCATATTATTCATGTAATATGTACACAGGAGGTACATATTATGAAAGAGTATTGGGACTCTTTATCGAAAGAGCAGCAGTGCGAATTAGCAGTTAGCGTCAAATCAACCCCTGGTTATCTGCGTTTGGTTTTCAACGGCTACAAAAAGGCAGGATTCGCCCTCGCCAAAAAGCTCGAAGAGATCACAGCAGGCGCAATAACTAAATCTGATTTGCGACCTGACATCTACCCGAAACAGTAACCAAGAACACGAAGAAAAGACACCACAGCATTAAGGAGTTAACCGTGGATAACCAACAACACTGGCAAGTCGAAAAGCAACCCGCATGGCTGGTGGCGGCAATTAAAAAGACCATCTCAAGCCTGCCGGGCGGTTACGCCGAGGCGGCTGAATGGCTGGGCGTGACAGAGGATGCGCTCTTTAACCGCCTGCGCACTGGTGGCGATCAGATCTTCCCAATGGGCTGGGCGATGGTTCTCCAGCAGGCCAGCGGCACCAAGCACATCGCTGATGCGGTACCGACGGTAACACCGTTCCTGGCAGGTAGCGGAGGCAGTGAGTACCAGGCGAAGCCGCGCCCGCTGGATAAACCGATGCACACCATTCTGAAAGAGTCACGGGCATGTGTTGTAGCGCCGGTCATCGCCCGACAGTTCGGTGCCAGCATTGGGCACCGCGCAGACGAACCTAGCGCCACTATTACCGCGGGCGGCGGCGGTAAATCGCAGCTGGTATCGACGACCCTGATCCAGATGGGTTACGGCGAACGCCCGGGGCAGGAACCGCGTGTGCCCGGCCTGCATAAGCCGCTGGGAACGGTCGTCGCTGGTGGCGGCAAGTTCGGGCTGGTGGCGGCGAATCTGGTTAAGCACTTCGGGGGGAACTACCAGGGCGCTGGCGTAGCGCTGGATGAGCCAGCCCACACGGTCACCACCACGGATCATCATGGTCTGGTCACATCGCATCTGGTGATGCTGCGCGGCACCTGCCGGGATGGTCGGGTGGTAGATGCTCCAGCGCCGGGGTTAACCGCGGGCGGCCTGCATGTGGGGAACGTTGAGACCAGCTTGGCGATCGAAGGTTATGACGAGCAGCGCGCGGCGCAGGTGCTGGCGTTCCTGCGCGAGTATTGCGGGGAAGATTCTGACGGACTGGTGACGGTTGATGGGGTGGTGTATCGCATTGTGGATATAGGCATGCGCATGCTGCAGCCAGCAGAACTCTACCGAGCGCAGGGCTTCCCGGAGTGGTACATCATCGACCAGGACTACCGTGGCGTGAAGTACGCGAAGGATAAGCAGGTAGCCCGTTGTGGTAACGCCGTACCGCCGCCGTTCGCCGAGGCGTTGGTGCGCGCAAACTTGCCAGATATGTGTACGAGCAAAGAGGAGAAGGCCGCGTGAAGACCCTTACCATTCGCCAGCAGGAGGTCTTAGACCTGCTGGTCGATTACCAGAAACAGCACGGCTTTCCTCCAACCGTCAGTGAACTTGCTGGGTTAATGGGCTGCAGCTCGCAAAACTCGGCGCGGGACACATTGCTCTCCCTCCAGCGAAAAGGCGCGATCACTATCACCCCGGGCGTTTCCCGCGGGATCACCATTACAGGGCAACAATCCGAAGACGAAGCCATTACGATAATTCGTGCGCTGCTGATCGGCGATGAAAGCGCGCGCGAACAGGCGCTCACATTTCTGGAGATCCGCGGGGTTGAGCTATGAAATTGACTCTGCCATTCCCGCCGAGCGTCAATGCCTACTGGCGATCCCCAAATAGCGGCCCGTTGAAAGGCCGCACTCTCGTTAGCGCCAAGGGCAGGGAATACCAGAGCGATGCATGCGCTGCGATCATTGAGCAGCTGCGCAAATTACCGAAGCCAAGCAGCGCTCCGGCATCGGTAGAGATCGTTCTTTTCCCGCCAGACGCGCGGCGCCGCGATATCGACAACTACAACAAGGCGCTCTTCGACGCGCTGACCCACGCAGGCATCTGGGAGGATGACAGCCAGATTAAGCGAATGCTGGTGGAGTGGGGGCCGGTGCTGAAAGGTGGCAGGGTCGATATCACGATCACACCCTACAGGCAGGAGGTGGATAAATGTCCAGCTGTGGGTTGAAAGAAAAGCGTTATGGAAGTAATGTCAAAAAGTGCAAGCGAAGCGGGCGTGCAGGCCCCTCGCAATACAATCAGTGGAGAACAAAATGAGTCAATTACTCGTGATTGATGGCGTTTCCGTACGCCGTGATATTTTTGGTCGTTACTGCCTCAACGATCTTCATCGTGCTGCTGGTGCTCAGGATAAGCACAAGCCAGCGTTCTGGCTTCGCAACGAGCAAACTGAACAACTAATAAGCGAGTTGCAAATTAGCAACTCGGAAACGCCGGACCCGGTCAGCGTTATCCGCGGCGGCAAAGAGCAGGGTAGCTACGTCTGTAAAGAGCTGGTCTATTCCTACGCCATGTGGATTAGCCCGCAGTTCAGCCTGAGGGTGATCCGGACGTTTGATGCAGCTGTAAACCAGCCCGCCACTCTTCAGAGCCAGGCGGCAGATAAAATGCAGGCTGGCGTTATCCTGCTCGATTTTATGCAACGATCTCTTAATCTCTCCAATTCCTCTGTTCTCGGTGCATGCCAGAAGCTGCAGGATGCTGTTGGTCTGCCTAATCTCGCCCCGCAGTACGCCATTGACGCACCAGTCGGTGCGCCTGATGGCTCCAGTCGCCCCACGCAGTCGCTGAGCGCCCTGCTCAAAGCTAACGGGATCCGCATGTCGGCAACGCTGGCTTACCAGCAACTGGCCAAGCTGGGGATCGTCGAGCATAAGGAACGCCGCAGCCGTTCGGGTGTGAATGGTGTTAAACGCTTCTGGGCGATGACAGCGAAGGGATGCATGTACGGGAAGAACATCACCAGCCCGGCGAACCCGCGTGAAACGCAGCCGCATTTCTTCGAGTCAAAATTTCAGGAGCTGTTGCGCCTGCTCGAAACCGTGCATTGAGGTGTCTGTGAGAGCGTTATTAACCCCTGTCGTCGTAAAAGAGTTCGGGATCGTGGCTTTCCGGCCTGGTCCTGAACTCATGCCGCATTTCCATCGCGGGCGCATTCTGCTGGAGAACGAGCCGGAGCGCCTGGCCAACCTGCCAACCGGCGAACTTCCAGCGGCGGGCCAGCCGCTGGCAGAGGACCCCTTAATGGTGCCTGTCTTTGAGCATGCCGATGTCATTCAGCGGGCCGGTGGCCTGTCATGCCTCGAGGCCTGGCTGATGCGCAAATCTGGCTGCCAATACCGCCACAGCGACTATCACCATCACGAAATGGTCACCATGCGGCACGCACCCGGCGTGCTGCGGTTGTGCTGGGCCTGCGATATCCGTGTGCGCGAGCAATTTACTGCCGAACTGGCGGGCATTGCACGAAAGAACCTGGTAGCCTGGGTATTGTCGGTTGTTCGCGCCGGGCTGGGTTTCGATGATTCCCACCCGGTGACCCTGCCAGAACTGTGCTGGTGGCTGACGATCAATAAGCTGGCCCACGTCATCCCGGAGGCGGTAGCACGCAAGGTCCTGCGTATCCCGGCTGAGAAATTCCAGTCGGTGACGCGTGAAGCTGACATTGTGCCGTCGGTACCGCCCACCAGCATGGTGGAGGAGGCCGTTGAAAAGGTGCTGGCGCTGCAGGTGGATCCAGAGACGCCGGAATCCTACATGCTGAGGCCGAAGCGCCGACGCTGGCAGAACGAGAAGTACACCCGCTGGGTAAAGGCGCAGCCTTGTGCGTGTTGCCAGAAACAAGCAGACGACCCCCACCACCTGATCGGCCTCGGCATGGGTGGGATGGGTACCAAAGCGCATGATTTATTCGTGATCCCGCTGTGCAGAGCGCACCACGATGAATTACACGCTGACGCCGTGGCATTTGAAGCGAAATACGGCACGCAGCCGGAGCTGCTGCTGAAAACATTAGACCGGGCGCTGGCTATCGGCGTACTGGCGTAAACGGAGTGGAGAACGCGATGAATCTGGATGGAGTTTTAAAATTTTTTGCACCGAAAGGTATGCACATTTCGGATAGCGTCCGCGCCACAGCGGGCGATCAGTTAACCGTAACCGACATTATGGCGGCGCTCGGAATGACTCAGGCAGATGCCGGGATCGGCCTCGCTATGTATCTGGGGAAGGCAGGCATCAGCCCACAGGATAAAGAAGCCGCGATATCCTGGCTTACCGAGTACGCCAAACAGCATGCGCCGATGGCGGTGCGTAAAGCTGCGGGTAAAAAGTTCCCGCTGTGCATGCGGATCCTCGCCCGCTTCGCCTTCAAAGACTACGCCTCATCAGCAGCTGACAGTGTCGATTGTCCAAAATGCCAGGGCAAAGGCATCATCACCAAAACCAGCGTGATTACCAAAAGCCATTACACCATGCGCCTGCCTCAGTTTGCTAAGGATCTGGGCCAGTCTCCATCTGACTTTGAGGTCTTCCGTCAGGTTATGGATGTGGATCACCAGCTGTGCGGCAAGTGCAACGGCGCTGGCCAACTTAGTAAGCGTTGCCAATGTGGTGGAACGGGGAAAACCCTCGACCGCAAAGAAACAGAGTTCCAGGGCGTACCCGTTTATAAGGAGTGCAAACGGTGCGAGGGAAGAGGGTACAGCAGACCTAAATCCTCAGTGGCGTACCGCGGCGTTCTGGCCGAGCTGGACAGCCTTCCCGATCGCACCTGGCGCTACAGCTGGAAACCGTTCTATGAAAGCCTGGTGACAAAATGTTTTCAGGAAGAAAGCAACACTGACGCTCAGCTGAAGAAAGTAACAAGAGCGCATAATTCGATATAAATCTTACTTTTTAGCGTCACGTTACTTGCAAAGTTGCCATTTTTGTGTAAATTTGACGTTAACGATGGGCGTTGTATGTTCAGAGTTAAAAAACCCGCCACCGAGCGGGTTTTTTTATGCCTGTTCTTCCTGAAATCTCACTAATGATGGGCAGCAAAAAACTACCTAATTACCAAAACTGGGCAATTCGCATGCCGCACGACAGCACCAGCATTCGAACCTAGCAAATACGTTGAGATGTGCGGTTTATGGGATGCAATGATAATTAAGTCAGCATTTATCATCTCTGCAAGTTTAAGTATTTGATCCTTCGGTGAACCCGGTACAGCGTAGGTATGAATTTTGTCGGCAGGAATATGGAATTGCTTAACAATTTCATCCAGCTTTGATAAGGCAGTACGCTGGAATTCTTCCAACTTAGTCATTTCGGCTGCATACGCCAGCCCTAAGGCTGAATAATAAGGAAGTGAAGGAATAACAGTAAGGAAATGGACTTTAGAAGTGTTAAGCGCTGCATGCGCCTGAACATACGGAATAACCATGTGCGTCAGGTCATTCTCTGAAATGTCAATGGGAACCAAAATTGAGTTGTACATCTGATCCTCCTGTATGTTTTTTGTACACTTCAAGGTTAGTCCCTTGGTTGCCAGAAAATAGAGAGCCAGGTGCCAGAACGATCAAAAACCTGCGGTCAGATAAATGAAAATAAATTGGTAACTATCTTTTAGGGATAGGGCCACGTAGAGTGTCCGTGTGGTGAATCCCCCTGTGCGGTGGGGCGTCCAGACAGGCAGGTGAGTAACGCGGTTCTGTGGTCTGGCACAGAGTCACCGGGAGGCACCCGGCACCACAATCTACATCTTATCCAGATAACTCCATTCTCAGGGCTGCCAATTGGCGGCCTTTTTTATTTCCCCTCATTTCTGAGAGGACTCATGGCAATAAGAGGGGGCTAAATGTCCGATCCGATTTCCGGCACTGGGCTGACCGGTGGTGCCCTTACGGGTGCCAGTGTCTATGGACTGCTGACCGGGACAGATTACGGTGTGGTGTTTGGCGCGTTTGCAGGGGCTGTATTCTATATCGCCACAGCCGCAGATCTGGGCGCGGCACGCCGAATGGCATATTTCGTTGTGTCTTACATCGCCGGTATTCTCTGTTCCGGCCTGGTGGGTTCAAAGCTGGCTAACTGGACTGGCTACAGCGATAAGCCTCTGGACGCCATTGGTGCCGTTATTGTTTCTGCTTTAGCCGTCAAAATCCTGACGTTCCTGAATAACCAGGATGTCGGTTCGCTGGTGGCGCTGATAACACGCCGGGGAGGTTCTGGTGGTACTAAATGACCCGACAGCAACTATCAACGCGCTGCTCTGCGCCGGGGTAGTGGTCACCCTGATGTTTTACCGTCGTGGTGATTCCCGTCATCGTCCGTGGGTTTCCCGTCTGGCGTGGTTGATTACTGTCACTTACAGCGCGGTGCCGTTAGCCTATCTGTGCGGCATATATCCTCATTCATCGTGGGCCACCATTGGTGCCAACGTCATATTCCTTTCCGTGCTGGTGGCCGTCAGAGGCAACGTTGCGCGCCTGGTTGATCATCTGAGGCAATAATGAACCAAACACAATTTCAGAAGGCGGCTCGTATCAGCGCCGGGCTGGCCGCGCGCTGGTTTCCGCATATTGACGCTGCAATGAAAGAGTACGGCATAACCGCTCCGCTCGATCAGGCCATGTTTATTGCCCAGATGGGGCATGAGTCTACCGGGTTTACACGGGTGGTTGAAAACCTGAACTATGCGGCTGAAAGCCTGGTACCAACGTTCGGTAGTCACCGCATCACAGCACAGCAGGCCGCCGCCCTCGGCAGAACGGCAACGCAGCCGGCCAACCAGAAGGCGATCGCCAATCTGGTTTATGGGAATGAGTGGGGCAAAAAGAACCTGGGTAATCAGGTGGCGGGCGACGGGTGGAAATACCGCGGGCGCGGATTGAAGCAGATCACCGGGCTAAGTAACTACCGAAGCTGCGGACTGGCACTGAAGCTGGATCTGGTAACCCACCCCGAGCTGCTGGAGCAGGATGTCTATGCCGCGCGATCAGCAGCATGGTTTTACGTGTCCCACGGCTGCCTGCTTTATTCGGGCGATGTTGAGCGCGTCACACTGATCATCAATGGGGGGCGTAACGGCCTGGATAAACGGCGCACTCTGTTCAACCTGGCGAAGTCCGTGCTGGTGTGAGGTCAAGATGGGTATCGAAGTGATTATTGGGCTGGCTGCAGCGATGATCGCTGCTATCGCTGGCGCATTTGGATTAGGCCATTCACGCGGCACCAGCAAAGCGGAAGCAAAAGCTGATCAGCAGCGCACCGAAGATAACGCCGCGGCAACGGTCGCAGCAGCAGAACGCCGGATAGAAGCAACGAAAGAGGCCAGCAATGTACAGCAGACTGTTAACCATATGCCTGATGACGATGTTGATCGCGAGCTGCGGAACAGCTGGACCCGCAAAGGTTGAGGTGATCGACACCAGCTGCGACTGGGTGAGGCCAATATACGGCACAGAACATGACTGGGATGTGCTGGAGCGCCAGACGAAGAAAGACATCCTGACGCATAACAGGGCGTGGCAGTCTAACTGCCAGAAGGTAAGTCCATAAGAACAATGAGGTGCAACTGGTCAATTTTGTCAAAAAGATAGCCCTCAGTAAGAGGGCAACTGGAGAACAGGAACGTTATTATTAGTGCTTCTTACATTGAGGTACAGCCTTTCCCGGTGTTGACAGAGATTGTCAGGGAATTTTTAGCATGGACCAGGAACCATGATTAAACAAGCGTGAGCGGCATTACTGGGAACATTCCTGATAGTTTTGTATTTCGATCAACAGTAAGTCATTAATCCGGTGATTAAGTGCTACGGCGTGGGTGTTTTTGATTAAAAATTAATCAATCATGTTATGATAAGCCTTACTCTTATAAAGGCTAAAAATTATGTCATTCTTCGATTACGCACTTAAACGCGTTGAAGCGGCGACCAAAACAACAGTGTCTTGTCCGATATGCGGCCATAACTCGAACCACCCCTCCACAAAAGTACGGCAAGAGCTGCCGTTGCTCTGCCCTAAATGCAAATCACTGTTTGTCATTCACAGATAACATGCTGACCTGCTGAATATAACCGCCTCCGGGCGGTTTTTTATTGCCATCAACGTGAGCAAAACTAACGTGGTGGGATGCCATGTGAAGGAATTTGCTAGCGAATCCTATGAGCATGCAGCATCTGCATTATCGGTAGTCTATAATTTATATACAGTTATGGTTAAGGACCGTTCATCAACCATTGTCACCTTGCTGGAGAATCTGAATGGTAAATGAACCAGAAGAGGTAAAAATGAAAGTTGAAGCTCTGACGCAAAAGGCAGAAAAAGATATTGCCGCACTGATAGCAAAAAAAATCTCAGAACTACAAAAGAAAACCGGAAAAGAAGTTTCTGAAATTCAGTTTGTTGCTCGCGAAACAATGACAGGTCTTGAAGGTTATGACGTAAAAATTAAACTTCTTTAATCTCATCTTCTTAAGACAAGGTCGCAATAGCGGCCTTTTTTATTGCCATCACCATGGGTTAACCCATCGTAATGGCTGTAGCGGATAAATCGCATATATCCCCTATAGGGTGTAAAACACAGCCTCGCTCACACGGGGCTTTTTTATTGGAGCCAACAATATGCCAGCAGCTATCCCGCGCGCCTGCCGTAAACGCGGGTGCTCCGGCACCACCACAGATCGTTCCGGCTACTGCGATGCGCACCGTAACGAAGGGTGGCAGCAGCACCAGCGAGGCCTGAGCCGCCATCAGCGTGGCTACGGCAGTAAGTGGGATATCATCCGCGCCCGCATCCTTAAGCGTGATCGACACATCTGCCAGCAGTGCCTGCGCAACAGCAGACCACGCCCAGCGGAAACGGTCGACCACGTTATCCCGAAAGCTCACGGCGGCACAGACGACGACAGCAATCTTGAATCGCTGTGCTGGCCATGCCATAAGCGCAAGACCGCAACGGAGAGAGCCCGATGAGCTATACACGCTGCACCTACTGCGGCTCGACGCTGCACACCGTAGCGAACTGCCCAAAGACATGGGGAGGCTCAGCCCGCCGTGCGAACCTGCGCTGCGGTTACTGCGGCCAGTCAGGCCATAACTCCAGCGCCTGCCCGCACAATGCGAGCAGCGCGCGGCGCCGTAACCTCAGTGATGACTTCCATCTCGACTGATGAAACGCAAAATGATTTCAAATGCAATCATTTGAGGTGAATGATATCTATTCTCACTACTAGGGGAGGGCGGGTCAAAAGTTCAGGCCCCTGCCTGCTAAGGACCGCCGCCTAACTTTTTTTCACACCGCCGCAGGTTAGAAAACTTTTTTATGGGGATCCCCACCATCGATTAATAGGAGTTTTCGATTATGCCAGGACCACCGAAAACCCCGACACATCTGGCTTTGGTGAAGGGGATCGGCGCGGCGATGGCCGTCGAAGAGTCAGCTGCAAAGATTTTCGAAAATGGCCTGCAAAGCTCGGGCTTTCTTTCAGCTGACCAGGCGCTTGATAAGGATCAAAGAGAGCGACTTCGGGGCTATATGCAGGCTTTTACCGGGTCTAAAAACGCCGGAAAAATTATGGTTCTTGAGGGCGGGCTGAAATATCAGAACGTCACCATGAACCCGGAAGCGGCGCAGATGCTGGAAAGTCGCTCATTCAGCATTGAGGAAATCTGCCGCTGGTTCCGCGTGCCGCCGTTTATGGTCGGCCACACCTCGAAGCAAAGCAGCTGGGCGTCGAGCCTGGAGGGGATGAATCTTCAGTTCCTGACCCACACGCTACGCCCGCTGCTGGTGAATATCGAGCAGGAGATCTCCCGCTGTCTGCTGAATGGCGAAGAGGACCTCTTTGCTGAGTTCTCAGTAGAGGGCCTGCTACGCGCCGACAGCGCTGGCCGTGCGGCGTACTACACCAGTGCGCTGCAGAATGGCTGGATGTCCCGCAACGATGTGCGCCGGCTGGAGAATATGCCTCCTATCGAAGGCGGCGATATTTACACGGTGCAGCTCAACCTGACGCCGCTTGAAGATCTTAAACAGAACAGCCAGGCCGCGCAGGCATTCGCGCTGCGGCAGGTTCATAACCACGTATTCCCCGATATTCCCTTCGAACAGTCACCGCTGAAAAAAGCGGCTTAGGAGCATCCATGACGATTAAAAGCCTTCCGGCTGCGCCGGAGGGGCGACCTTTTGCGCGCGAAAAACCTGATCTGCCGGCTGCGGCAATGGGGCGCTGGAACGGAGGCATCCGCGCCGCCCGGGACGGTGATAACAGCATTTCTATCTTCGACGTGATCGGCGCTGATTACTGGGGGGAGGGGGTGACAGCCAGCCGCATAGCTGGCGCGTTGCGCTCGCTTGGCGGCGCTGACGTGACGGTTAACATAAACAGCCCGGGCGGCGACATGTTCGAAGGCCTGGCGATTTACAACCTGCTGCGGGAGTACGAAGGCAGGGTAACCGTTAAGGTTCTCGGCCTGGCAGCGTCTGCCGCGTCGGTTATCGCGATGGCCGGTGACGATGTGCAAATTGGGCGTGGTGCGTTCCTGATGATCCACAACTCCTGGGTGCGGGCAACGGGCAACCGTCATGACCTGGCGCAGATTGCTGAGGATATGGAGCCATTTGATAAAGCAATGAGCGATATCTATCAGGCTCGTAGCGGTCTTGATGCCTCGACCGTCGACAAGATGATGGACGGCGAAACCTATATTGGCGGCAGTGAAGCGGTGGAGAAGGGCTTTGCTGACAGTCTCCTCTCAGCTGATGAAATTGCTGACGACGACGACAGCCCGGCGGCGGCGCTGCGCAAGCTTGATGCGCTGCTGGCAAGAACCAACACGCCGCGATCGGAGCGTCGAAAACTCCTTAAAGCCTTATCCGGCAGCAAGCCAGGCGCTGCTGCCACCCCTGAAGGTACGCCGGGCGCTACCACCATCGAAAACGAAACTATTGACCGACTGGAAGCCGCACTCAGCGGTCTGAAAGCGGCTGACCACCATCGCGCACATGTTCAAGGCGTCCAAACAGATCCTGGATGATTTTGCGCAGCTGCAGTCCACTATCGACGCTGAAATGCGTTACGGCCTGAAATATGTCGAAGAGCAGGAGATTCTCTTCGGCGATGGTACCGGGGCGCACCTGAAAGGCATCGTCCCACAGGCATCTGCTTATGACGCTGCCTTTACCGTTGAGCAGCAGAACGGCATCGATGATCTCCGCCTCGCAATGCTGCAGGCGCAGCTGGCGCGCTTCCCAGCTTCCGGCCACGTCCTGCACTTCATCGACTGGGCGAAGATTGAACTCACCAAGGATACGCTGGGCCGCTATATCTTGGCGAACCCGGCGGCCCTGACCGGGCCAACCCTGTGGGGCCTGCCGGTGGTGGCGACCGAAGCTGCCGCATTCCAGGGCAAGTTCCTTACCGGTGCATTCAACGCCGCTGCCCAGCTGTTCGACCGTGAAGATGCCAACGTGGTGATCTCCACTGAGAACGCCGACGACTTCGAGAAAAACATGATCTCGATTCGCTGCGAAGAGCGCCTGGCGCTGGCGGTGAAACGCCCGGAAGCTTTCATCTACGGATCCTTCACTGCGCCTGCTGCTGGTGGCGGTGCGTAATCCTTAACGGCGGCCTGCGGGCCGCTTTTCGTTTTCCTTTAAGGAGACAGCCATGAAGCTGATCGCTATCAAGCCCATTTACTTTGAAGGCAATGTACTTACTGAAGGTACTGAGTTCGAAACGCTAGAGCAGCATGGTCGCGAGCTGGTGGCACGCGGTTATGCCTCAGAACCCGGTGCCAAAAAACCGGGACCGGATAAAGACCCCGATCCAAAAGGAAAGAGCAAAGGTAAGTAAGGAGCGCGCATGCTTACTAAAGAGCAGGTGAAGCATCACTGCAATATCGAACAGGATTTCACGGAAGACGACGCCTGGATCGATACGGGCATAAAAGCCGCGGAGCGCTATGTTGAAAAATGGACCCGCCGTCGGCTTTATGAAAAGGCTGATGATCCGCTTTATATGGCCGATCCAGACGCGCTGCTTTATGGCGAGGATATCGAAATAGCTATGCTGATGCTGATTGGTCACTGGTACGCAAATCGCGAAGCTATAAACGTTGGGAATGTGACATCTGCACTGGCCCTATCCACTGAAGCACTCCTTCAACCTTACCGGATTTATGGCCTATGAAAGCGGGACGTTTGCGGCACAGGGTAACCCTTCAGAAACCGGCAACCGGGCGATTACCGTCCGGACAGCCTGCAACCGGCTGGGTCGATGTTGCTTCGGTTCGGGCAGAAGTCGCGGATGTATCGGGCCGGGAGATGATGGACGGCGGCGCAGAGTTGAGCAGCACCACAACCCGGATCTGGATGCGTCGTTACCCGAACACAGCCCTGCTGTATATCGAATTCGATTCAAGCCAGTTTAACGGCTCTATCCCTCAGATCTCCTGTGAGCCGCGTGGGCGTGTGATCCGCGTACCTGATACCTACAACCCGGAAACCCGCACCTACACCGGCACCTGGACTGGTGCGTTTAAGTGGGCGTGGACCGATAACCCGGCGTGGATTTTTTACGACCTGGTTGTATCCGACCGGTTCGGCCTGGGGCACCGGCTCACCGCAGCGAATATCGACAAATGGATGCTGTACCAGGTGGCCCAGTATTGCGATCAGCCGGTACCGGACGGGAAGGGCGGCAGCGGTACCGAGCCGCGGTACATCTGCAACGTATACATTCAGGACCGGAACGACGCCTATACCGTTCTTCGTGACTTTGGGGCCATATTCCGGGGCATGACGTACTGGGGCGGCGATCAGATCGTGGCCCTGGCAGATATGCCCCGGGATGTGGATTACAGCTACACCCGCGCCAACGTCATTGAAGGCCGCTTTACCTACGCCAGCAGCACCACGAAAACGCGCTATACCACAGCGCTGGTGTCCTGGTCCGATCCCGCTATCCAGCTGGGCATTGACGGTACAGGGGCCTCAAACTTCCTGATTTCTGCCGATACGTTCGCGGTTTATAACCCGACGACGAACGGGCAGGAGCTGGTGTTTGCTTCGACCGGCGGCCAGATGTTCATGCGTTCGGTGTTCATCCAGGACACGGTTCTATCGACAACGGCAAGATCGGGAATTATATCCAGTCCAGCAACTGGGACGGGACCGGCAATGTCGGCTGGCATATCAATAAATCCGGGTATGCCACGTTTAACGGCGTGACCGTTCGCGGGACGATTTATGCCACCGACGGGAGTTTCAGGGGCAGAGTTGAGGCGACCAGCGGGAGCTTCAGGGGCACGGTAGAGGCAACGTCTTTCATTGGAGATGTCGCCAACACAGGGGTGTATCCCGACTCCAGCAACCGGTCTAACAATGCCGTTTCTACCAGTGTAGCCATGGCATACACCGACTCCAGCAATAACGGGCTGAATAAAAACGCCGTCGTGGAGGCGTTGATATATGTCAGAGGGACTACAGGCGCGGTCGGGAGTACAGTTAACATAACTATCGCGGGTAACGTTCGCACGTTCACTTTTGACGTTCCTGTTGGTGGGCTTTGGTTCACTGCACGTCATGCTGCAACTGGGTTGACCGGGCAACGTATCGACGCAAGCATTTTCGTTTCTTCCAGTAATGCAACCGTGGCAATTTATGCACCAACTATCACTGTGACCCGCGGTACCGGCTCCTTCTCCTGATCCCTACAACCTCAGACCATCCAACCCAGCTCCGGCTGGGTTTTTCATTTTAAGGACATCACGAATGGCCACACTTGATGACGATTTAGCGAAAGCCGTCACGGAAGGGTTTCGCCTGGCGCAAAGCAGTATCATCAACCAGGACCTTATTTTATCGGGTGCCGGTGATGTCACCGTAACCCTGGCAGACGGCTCGAAAAAGACGGGTCCCAGCTGGACGAAGCTGATCGCCCAGGCCGGTGCGGCAGGAGCCAGCGCTGCTGCTGCCAAAACCTCAGAAACGAACGCAAAAACCTCTGAGACGAATGCGAACTCATCAAAGACCGCAGCAGCAAGCAGCGCTTCAGCAGCCAAGACCAGCGAATCGAATGCCAAAACCTCCGAGACGAACGCAAAAACGTCTGAGACGAATTCCAAAACGTCGGAGACCAATGCTGCTAATAGCGCCAGCAATGCCGCTGCATCTCTGGCCGCCGCGCAGAAACTCACGTCCGTACCCTATGAGGCTCCACCATATCCAGACGTCTGGTTGCCGCTTAATGATGATATGCGGCTTAAGGAAGGCATTGCACCATATGACACGTTGACTATTTCCGGGCAGGTACTGGAGCTGCCAACTAAATCGGCGCTGTTAACCCGCTCAACTACCGGGACCTATTACGATAAATCAGGACTGATGAAGTTAGCCGATATTAATGAACCTCGCCTTGACAAGCAGGGTCTTATGATCGAATCAGGTGCAACTAATCTATATACGTATTCAGAGACTATTGGTGCCGGAAGTGGTGTCACGGCGACTAATAATGCCGGAGTTTCTCCAATGGGTGATAATACAATGTCGCTTATCACTGAAAATACGGCGAACACTGAACACTATGCGGGTGATCGGAATATAGTTTTAACAGCAAATACAGTTTATTGCTTTTCTGTTTTTGTTAAAGCTCACACTAATTCCCGAAATTTATATTTGCGCATTGCCTCTGGTAGTACAGCAGGAGTTTTCTTTGATCCCGTAGCAGGGGCGTGGTCTGGAAACGGAACGGGTGCGGCTTATTCTGATCGCGGATTCGAGGATATTGGAAACGGTATTTATCGCGTCTGGATAACGTTCATCGCTGCCGCAAGCCAGAGTACAGTCATTCGTATTCAATTAGCGAACGGTGTTACAGCAAGCTATACAGGTGATGGAAGATCCGGTTTATATGTCTGGGGTGCGCAACTCGAAGAGTCGCCAGCACCTACCTCATATATCAAGACAATATCCGCCACTGTCACTCGCGCTCCAGATTTATGGGATATGTCGAGCATCAATGCCGGATACCGGACTCTTGCTGACAAATTCAAGCGCACTGTCGCGTTTGAATTCGTAAGTAAAATGGCTCCTTCTACAAGCTATGCGGAGGTGTTACGGAACGGCGGGGTAAGCAATGACATTATTTGCCGACTTCTGCCATCCAACCGGCTTGCGTCTTACAGAAGCTCTGGGGGGATCACAGTTAATATGGATCAAACCCTGTCAGGGGTTTATGTCCATAAAGTTGTAGGAGATGTGGTTACCATTTATTGGGATGGCAAAAATGCCACGGCAACGTCTCTTCCGGTGGGAACGACGCAAACACCGACCAGATTAGGTAATAACACGCCAAACTCAGTCGCCAAATTCGTGTATTACATTCGCAATCTACGCATCTGGCATCGTGAACTGACAGAAAACCAAATTAATGGACTCCGCTAATGAGAGACTTATATCTGCGCTTTAATGACGCCGACAAAATGCGCACGCAACTAATCGCGGCGGGGTTTGTGGATGATGAGGGGCAGGGTGGTTTATATCACCCCGATATCAGCCTGGATATCGTTGGCGTTATCACTGTCCCTGCTGAAGTTATCAATCCCGGTGAAGAAAACGAAGTTATCAAGTACACCACCGAACCCGGCTATCACGTCAATTTGCGGGTCATGAATGACTCGCTCGATTTATCCGGGCTGAACGACTTTGTGGTTAAACCGAAAACACCGGCTCGCGTCTGGGCGTAAGGAATTAAGTTATGGCAAACAGAATAGATACGGCTGAACTAAGCAGGGCCATTGCTGCCTGGACATCCACCATCAATGACGCGTCTCTGCCGGGGTCCGGGAGTACGGTTTATGGCGGATACCTGAAGTCGCAGTACACCGTAAATGGCGTTGAGAAGATATCTGCCCAACTCCAGATCGTGAAGCGTATCGAATGGAACTACTCCATTGCCAGACTGGTGGTGGTGCAAAATGCGGGGGGTACTGACTCCGCGCAGAACAACTACTTCGACTTTATGTCCAACGGCAATGTGCAAATTCCCGGACGTTTGTATATGGGTGGTCCAGCCGTGAGTTCGTGGTGGAACTCAGCACAGGCCCACTATGCCTCTTATTACGCGGAGACCGCCACGGATTCTCCGGGTAACGGGGCTATAGCTGGCCTTTCCTGGGGGTATCAACATGGCGGCGGGTATAACCTTCGATCGATGTGGGGTAATGTTGGTAACGGGCTGAGTTCCTGGGCTAACACTGCACTAACACAGTTCGGAGATAGTGGGTCCAAGATACGGTACTGGTATTTCACCCCAGCCAACGGGGATTTTGTCACTTCAACCAGCGGGGATGGCGGCTTTGCGGGCAACTATACGTATCAGAAGGCCGCAACCTCAGATGCGACGTTGAAGCACGATATTGCATATGACGACGGGAAGGCCTCTTACGAAAACATCAGGAAGCTGAAACCCTGCACATTCGTGTATAACGGCGATTATTTAGAGCGTGTGCGCCGGGGAATTATTGCCCAGGACGCTTTGCGGGATATCGACAGCGAGTATGTGAAGCTGGTTCCTGCTGCGCCTGAGTTCGACGAGGACGGGAATCGTTGTGATAAAGATGACACCCTGGCGCTGGATAACAATGTCATCATGATGGATACGGCGCTGGCGCTGCATCATGCGATTGCAAAAATCGAAATGCTGAGTACGCAGGTCGCTCAGCTACAATATGAAATGCAGACGCTTAAAGCGTAACAGCACACGCTTTATTTGACGCTCAGCGCCCTTCGTCAGAAATATCGCCGGAGGGGGAAATCCATAATCCATCACCAAGGTATGTATTATTGCTCCCATCACCTGAAAAAGTGTCATACAAAGTACTTGAGGAGTGTGTTGTATGTCTAGGTTGCTTGTATCCTTTTAAAGCATCTATAGCCACACAACTGAGCAGTGAAGTTCTTCCAGTTACTTCCGGGCTGAATTTATATCGAAGGTAGTGTTCCCAAACGGTGATGGATAATATTTCAAAATGGTATTTTTTCAAGATCCCTGCAATAAGTCTATAAATAGAGTAATAACTTCCTTGCTGGCTTTTTAAAAAGGTTATTTTTTCAATGTGCGCCTGGTCTTCAGGTGTTTTTGAAAATGTTTTACCCTCAGGTGCGTTCTCTGAATTGTATTGATTTATATAGTAAGAGGTTGAGTCGTTGATATCTGTTTCTTTACATAAACTAAATAACAACCCGTAACTTATTGTTTTAGAAATGCTATCATTAGCATTTATAGAAGTGGTTTGCTTCCAAAAAAAATTATTATTTTCATAATAATTAAGAATAAGATTATAAAGATTTTCTGTAATAACTATTTTTTGGAAATATATTTCCTTATCTTCAATGTCAGAAGCACTTAAAAGCTCTACATAATAATCCGGTTGCCAGTAGGTGGGTTTGGTAATTATGTCCATGATAGGTGGGCTTCATTATTTATGTGGGTAGATATCTAAAATACACTACATTAAAATAATTTCCAATCGCTTTTGCTGGCAGCGCTATTCAAGCCTTTTAGCTGTGTCGGCCCGACCTTTGTCTCTGCATCCAGTAACAATCTGTGTACTGGGCTGGTGAAATCGACCTGGATGAAACCACTTGTACTCGTCAAACCCTCAAGGCTTGGCTAACAGTTATGGTTGAAGCCTAGTCGAGAAACCAGCAGGATGTTCAGCAGTAATTATCAATAGGCACAGCCTCCTTGCCCTAAACTCTCTTTAAAAATACTGTATAAATACACAGTAATAATAAATGAGAGGTCACCATGTCCCGCAAATCAGACATTAACGCGGCTTTTACCGCGGCCATACAGCTAAACCCGAAAGGGTATCTATGCCTTCATACAGAAGACTTCATACGTGAGCTGCGCGCCAGGAACTGGCATTTCACCCAGGCTGATGCGAATGAATGGATCAAGCAGTACCAGACTTGCTTCGTAGACAAGACGCCGGACGGTAGCCAGAACAGGTTGTGGATGATGCGCAATATGGGGAGGGTTCTGTAATGGGATTCCCTTCACCCGCCAGCGACTATATAGAGACCAGGCTCACTCCAGAAAGGATTTGTGGCGTTGGCATTGACACTCGAATAATGGAAACGTCATCCGGGTTTGCGGTGATCGAGCCGGTCACACGACTGGTGCAGGGGCAGGTTCTGTTGATCCTTAGTGGCGGTCAGAGTCAATTTGCACGCTTTCTGGGAAAAGCATTAATCACAGAGGACGGCGAGGCGATAGAAGGCGACGCAGCTGAAGAGGTCGAAGTCTTGGGCAGGGTGACTTTCTTTATCAACAGCACAGGCGCGGATGATAGGCCGGTGTAAAAATCCCATAAAAAAGCCCGCATGTGCGGGCTTCTTATCACTCGGGAGCCGCGGCTCCTTTGCGTATCCTTTTTTGTCCCCTCACCGTCTGGTCGGTGTCCTGCTGAGACTGCTAACTTCCTGTTATTGCTGGTGATGTCCTATCACCGTCCAATCATGATTGGTGGAGCTGGCGGGAGTTGAACCCGCGGCCTCGAAACTTCGCCAGGATTAACGATGATCAAACCGGTCTGCATCTGTACGCATTAGAAAGAAAGACATGATGGCCTTGCCTAAAAGTCTAAGGTTCGCTATGAGCGATTAACCGACATTGCTAACTGAATTTTGTGTGGATCAACTGTGGAGCAGGTCACCATATCGAAAGTGAGCTATGAGGAAATGCAAAGCTGCAGGTAGTGACTTATTTAATGAAATTGATTAGATTTGAATTATACAAGGGAAACTTAAAATGGATGAGTTTATGATTCGAAAAGATGAATATATAAGAGCTAGCTTACTCTCTTATAAAAACTGTAAGCTATTTCAAGCTAAGAGTGATGTGTTTGGAATATCTGAATTCATAATTTATTCCGATAGTAGATTCACTGATGAAGCTAAAGGGGATTTGGTCTATTCCTTCCTAAACATGATCCCTTTGGAAAATGTTGGTGTAAAACCAACCTTAACGGTGAGAGCTTTGTCTGCTTTAAACCCAGCAAGGTTGGCTTTTATGGATGAAAAGCCACATACTGATGACTTTCATGGCGGTTGGTTCAACGATGAAATCGCAGCTTTAGTTAGCTTGAAATTAGGCGTAAGAGCACACGCAGGCTCAAATGTCAGAGAATATAGTAGTTACACACCTGACTATGGTAGTCCAAGAGCAGAGCAAAACCCTCCCCCACCTTTAATGTCAAAAGGAACATTTGTAGTTCCTTCCGCAAAAAAACAAATTGAAATTTCACAGTTGAAATTATTAAACGATATTTACAAGCTTTCAGAAAAAGATTTTAACTCACTAATTAAGTCAGCTCGAAATTTCCAAGATAGCCTTTGGATCTGCGAATCTTCACCAAATCTAGCTTGGTTATTAATGGTTTCAGCGTTAGAAGTGGCTGCTGGGAATTGGGACTCTAACAAGGGCGATAAGGTTGAAAGATTCAAAGCATCCAAACCAGAGTTGTTTGATAGATTATTAGGCCATAATGTTGACGGGCTGATTGAAGATATCGCTACACAATTTGAAGGAACATTTGGAGCAACTAAGAAATTTTGTGACTTTTGCGTCAATTTCCTTCCTGATGCCCCGCCTATAAGACCGGAGAGCGGAAAAATAGAATGGGAGGAGAAAAATTTACTGAAAATATTTAAATCCATATATGGATTACGCTCTCTAGCGCTTCATGCTGGGAAACCTTTCCCCCAACCTATGTGTTCTCCACCGGACAACCATTTTGGATTAGCTGAACAAGCAGTATGCCCCCCTACCTCTGATTTTACTCCATTGAAATCAACCTTGGGAGCGTCATGGTCTCACAAGGAAGCCCCTATCAATCTCAATGTGTTTTTCCACATGACTCATTCGATTCTAAATAAATGGTGGGAGAGTCTTTACTTAAAGGAATGA